AAAGATGTAATTCCTTTATACTGATAAGTAAAGTTTCTTGAGCCACCAAGAGAAAGATTAGTTTGTTTCATTTCAACTTCCGTTGTCGGGAATGTTGCACTTTCAAGAATACCTAACCATTCATCAGATAGAAGTCTTTTTGTTGCAGTTCCACCTGTTCCGTCTTTATGTGCAGGAACAGGCGCACCGTATGATTTAATTACAAAGTAATCATTTGCTGGAATATCAGTAAGGCTTGGAGTAAAAGTAATATCTTCTAAAGTATTAGAAGAGATTCTATGAGTTGATTGCAAGACATTTCCAGAACTATAACGCTCTAATAGACAGCCTTTGTATAAATTAGTTACTAACAAAAAAGAAGAAGTAAAATCACTATCCACTCTAATTGTATCAACTGTTCCTCTTGAACCGTTAAATGCTAAACCACTTGTATGTTGTCCTCCAACATAAATGTCATTTTCTGGTATAAATGTTATACTTGCGCCGCTTCCTAAAAATATATCTGTGTTTGCCATATTAATCTCCCCTTTACCTTACAAACTTACTAAGGGATTGTTAATGCGAATCTTTTTGCTTCTAATGTAACTTTGTAACCAAATAAACGCTTTGCTCGGTCATTACTTTCGCTTCTTGCACCTAAAAATAATTGATTAAACTTAGAGCCATCACTTGCAGTATAGCCTTTGCGCTTACCTTCAAGAGTCCTACGGAGAATCAAGTATATAGCCCTTAGCCTATCCTTCCCGTAATCGGCATCAGCCCCACCCCTTTCCTCATGTAAAACTCTAATATGAAGCGTAAATGAGTATGACTCGTTTCTTATATCATAGTGAATAGTAGGATATTCAATGCTTTGTGAATCTTCAAATATAACAACAGTGGCAGGTGAGCGGCTTAAATCAACCCTAACACCTTTATTTTTTGTTATTGTTCTAATATCAATAAAATCAGGAGTAACTGCATGAGAAGCACTAATCGTTCCCGCACTAACTAAAGCAGTGGCATTAGATGACCAATTGTTTGTTAGTAAATCTATGAGAAGTGAGACTTCATCCACAATTCCACCTCCTTATTTATTTCAGTTGAGATATATTTAGAATATTCTTCCATAGCATATTGTAATACTTCTTCGTCACTGAAAGATATATCTATTCCTAACTGTTCTGATAATTCTTTCATGGCTAGATTTCTTTCTTCTTGTATTTGTATAAATCTATTTAAGGCATTAAAGTCTATTTTTATTGCCATAGAAATCAATCCAAGAAATAAACTATGTCTCCTTTACCTTTCAAAATATCTAATCCTTCTTTACGAAGTATGTCATATTTTTCTTTTGTAGTAATATTTGCACCAGATTCAGTAATTAATATACTTTGGTCGTCATGTCTTATAATTTCAGCAGCAGTTAACTTAGTTGCCGCTTCGTGTATTGTTGCAGGAACTCGGCCATCACCAGCAATATAAGAAACAATCACGGAATTATCTCTATGATAAGGGTAATCTTTCAAAAAGAATACTCGGCCTTCTTCATTAATAGTCCAATAAGAACCAAGTCTCTTTAAATCTTCTTTATCTGTAAAAGGAATTAAATCACAAACTGTTGGTATTTCATCAGTGCTTGTGAAAGTTAAAACATTAGTTGCAGTAGCAGTAGCAGCACCACTTAATACAACAGTTGTTGAATCAGTAATTGAAGCGATAGTAATTGTTCCTGTAATGCCTGTTCCTGTTACAGTCATACCTGCGTGTAATTTAGAAGAATCTGCAACAGTAAGAGTCGTTGATGTGTTTACTGTTGAACATGACTGTTTTATTGTTGCCTTGATAACACAATCTGCCCCATCATCACCGGAAAGTAGGGATGAGATAAGTAATTGCTTGCCGTTATCCCTATCCTTTGCAGCATAGAAAAAGTCAGAAATGGAAAGTGAAGAAGAAGTAAGGGCTTTAGGTGCAGTAGCCCCTGTAAACTGCGAAGTTAAAGATGGAAACGATTCATTTATTAATGCAACGAGTTCTTCATTTGTTGTTTTAATTCCAAAAGTATTACAAAACTCATCGTTGCCTAACCCTGATAAATCATTTTCAGCAACCATTTCAAATGATACCCCACTATTAGGAAGTTCTAAAATAACTGAGTTTAAGTCTCGAAAGTTTTCTTTTAATAATAACTTGGCTTGTGCTGATGCTAATTCTTCATGGTGATTTCCTTGCCAAACAAGTAAAGAAACAATTTTACGAACCTTTAATTGAGTTAGTTGAATAAATCCAACATGACCACCATAATAGGCTTTGTGAGGTAATTCACTAAATTCAAAATTATGATATTCGTTTTTAGTTATAATAGGTCTATAAGAACGCTTTACCTTTTCATCTATCATTCCTTCAATTCTTTTAATAATAGAACCTACTTGAGCCAAAGTAGGATAAGTGCTACTTGTAAAAGCAGGAACTTGTAATAGATTAGCGACTTCTGTTGCATTAGTATAAAAACCCCTGCCATTACTATAACTAGGGTTAATTTCAGTAAAATCGCTTGGGGATATAGTTACTCCCATATTACTCACCTAAAGTCTTTCTTAATCTTCTAACATTCTTTTTTAATTTATTGACATGACTAGCCATGCTTCTATTAGGGCTACCTTGTCTAAATGGGTTTAAATTAAATGAGCCATGATTCTTTAAATAAATCTTACAATCAACATATGCTTCTTTAAACGCTTCTTGTAATTCATCTGCTTGGAATCCTGAGCCTGTATCATAAGAAGTTCCACCAAATGTTTCTAATCCTACACCACCGCTTTTTCCTTCTTCGGTAACTATAATCTTACTTTTGTATTTTCTTTTTTCTTTATCGGGAAGAGTATTATATTCATTTTCAGAAATAACTTGGTCTGTTTCCATATTTACAAAAGCCTTATCTGTTAATTCTTTAATATCCGATGGAGTTAGTGGTTTGACCGTTGGTGTATATTTTTTCTTTTCTTCATCAGATAATTTATTATATTCTTCTGGAGAAATTTTTTCTTTATTTTCTTTATGAGTCCATTCTGTGACCCTTTCATATCGGTCTTCGCTTTTGCCCTCAAAGTATTTTGACTGAACATCTGCGGCTCTTTGACTAAACATAGGTTTAGGTTTCTTTGAAGTTTTAATATTACCAACTATTTCAGCCGTATAAACAGAAAGAGGATTTGAAAAATAAGGTCTGAGTATTCTTAAAAATATGTCTTTATTATCCCGTAAAAAAGAAAAAGGACTTCCTTGTTCATTTGGATGATAAGAAAGTTTAACCTTTATTGCTGCATCAGCATCACCTAATTGATAAGAATAAAATTTATCACCTATTTGAACAATACCATCATTTCTCATTTGTTCTGTTCTGTTTAAATCATTTATTGCAGTTAATAATGCTTGCATATTTAACTTTGCTTTAGGGTCAGTAGTTAATTTTATTCTTACCCCAGAACCAGCAAATCCCCCAACAGGTTCAAACTCACCATCTTCATTTAATGTTTGTTCTAAAACAGAACTTGTTCCGCCTCTCTTTGTTAGTTTTTCAATATCCTCATCGGGTATATTAAAACTATAATCAATTATTTCTCTTGCTATTTCCTGTCTAGTTCCTGCTTTTGTTCTAAAAGTTGCTTGTTGTCCGGTTTTTTCCATGATATATTCTGATTTTGCATTAGTTAATTCGCCTTCATCAATAATAGGAAAAAGAGCATCAATGTGCCCATCTAAGTTACTTTCAGAAGGTTTATGGGCAAAATTAAATGTTCCTGCCCTACCCTCTGCTTCTGATTCTCTTATAACAATATCATATCCTACACTTTTAGATGAAACAAACTTAGTTCTAGTATTATCCAT